AAAGATTTGACCTTAAAAATTATTAACAAAGTTATAAATTAAGAAATCGATTACGTTTGTGTTAAAATAGTGGTGAAATCGGGGGTGACATTTGCGTCGCCCCTTTCCATTTTAAAACGTAACTCCTTGCGTCTTTGCATAATCAACCACCGCGCGCGCGTGACAAAGTGCTAATGTGTTCTGGAATGCTGGGTCAAACATCATTAACGCATCTTTATAATTTGTAAAGAAGCCGTTTTCAGATAACACGGCTGGCATATTTGTTTGACTTAGGACAAAGAAATTTTCTTCCTTGTCTGGATCATTGTCAATCGTATCGCTTCGAAACAACCATTTTGGGAATGCTTCTTGCACCTCATTAAAAAGGAACTCAGCATAAATATCCGACTTAGTTTGTCCCTTTGATGTAAATACCTCAAATCCCCTTGCTGTTGGCGATGCCGCGTTGCCGTGGATGCTGAGATATAACGAAGCTTCATAGTTCTGAGCATTCATGTTTGCCTTTGCTACGCGCTTGGTTAAGCTAAGATCTAAAACAGGGTCGTAAACATTAATAACCGAAAAGCCCCAGTCTTTTAAATACTGCTCAATCTTTGCCGCTACTTCACGGTTGAACACGCCTTCAAAAAACCAACCGTAACCGTGGAACTTTGCGTTGTTATGCTGGAAGCACTTAGACGGGTAAGTTGTATAATTATAAGGTAATTTCTTTTTATCATCTATGCCACCGTGTCCAGCGTCAAGGAATACACAAAATTTACTTGCTTTCATATTTTATATTTTTAAGGGCGACGCAAATCAATGCACCGCCCTGTAAACGCATAAGGTAGCGAATCGTCTGCGCCTATAATTTAAAACCAATCAGTGCAAAAGCTGCACTAACGATTGATAACTTAGCTGGAAGTTTTACCTCAATCTCTTTGCCTGCACATTCACGGCTTGTTTCTTTTATCTTATCCCAAATGATTTGAGCAAGTTGTATGTATTCACGCCACGTAAATTTTACTTTGTTGCCCTCAAGATGAACATTAATTTCACTTGCAAGCTCCGCAAAGTTCATTGAATAACAGCTAATATCACCAAGAGGGGATTTAATGCTGTCGGCTGATTTTAAAGCCTCTTTAAGATTTGTGTTCATATTTTTATTTTAACGTTTAAAAAATTTAAGAATGATTGTTCCAATATTAACGCCTGTTATCGATTTGATGTTTTCCGAAACACTGTAAAGTTCCGTGAATGCAATTAAAAAGCTCACTGAATAAACAATTTGCGTAGGCAAACCAAAGGTTACACTTGCTCCATGAAATATCATGATGCCACAAAAATAAACCGCCACCTTTTGCGATGTACGATAAAGCCCTTTGCTGGTTATCTTTTCCCCTCGTTTCTTTGCCGCAATAATTCCCGTGATTGTGTCCGCAAAAACAACGAAGATTGTAAAAATCAGGAAATGTTTAATGGGAAGGAAAAATGAAAAAAGTACTCCGCAACAAATGGAATATGCGATGCCTTCGTAACCAATTTTCAAAATATTATAAATTACTGATTTCATGTTAAAAATTTAAAACAACTATTGAAAATGAACCAGAAGGAGGATTTACGGATACAGATGAATAATTGTTAAATCTAATAGTGACTGTATTTGCTGAGGATACCCATGCAGAATAAGATGTATTTGCCGAAGAAGAAACGTTTGGAACGCCTAATATAACAGGCTGACCCAACACAGCTCCAGTAACCGTGAAGGGTGTATCGCTTGATGTTTGCGCTCCTGTTATCGGTACATCTAATAAAGCAATCGTTTTAAAAACATCTAACCCTAAAAAACCTGCAGAAAATTTAATTCCATCACCCACTGAAATTTCACCAATCGCATTACTACTATTTACACCAATAACATGAGTTAATGAGGATGTTGTAGCCATTGTTCCAATAGATGCCCCGCCTGTTAAAGTACTAAACCCTGTCATATTTAACGCTGAGCTACCATTTATATCTCCATTAAATGTTTTAGCGCCTCCAAATGTTTGAGTAGATGCTGTTACTACACCTGTGGTCGATACCCCAGCATTAGCAATAGTAATATTAGGAGTAGTGCCTCCACTTGATGAAATAGGTAAAGACCCTGTTACACTTGTTACCGTTCCGTTTCCATTTCCCGTTCCTGCGCCAATGGCAGTTCTAAAACTTGCAGCATCTAAGGCAGTCACCGTATTATCAGCGTTGAACCGTGGGAATGTAATAGCAGATGGATTGGTTAAAGTAAACATACTTTGTCCAATGGTCGTACCTCCTAAATCACTTCTCATTCCATCCGCTCCCCTTTGACTTACCGTATTATCCGCATTGTATCTAAGAAATGAAATAGCGCCAATGTCAGGCAAAGTAAATGTATTTGAGCCCCTTGTTGTTGGTGTTAGAATAGTTTGAGTACTTAACAATCCCGTAGAACTTGCCGTAACCATACGAGTGCCTGAGCCTCCAAGGTTTGACAATGTTGTTGCACCTGTTACGCCAAGGGTACCATTTACATCAAGTAAATAACTTGGTGCTGTAGTTCCTATTCCTACTTTACCATCAAATTTTATTCTCATTTTTTCTAATAAACCACTAACATTTGATTTTGTAGAAAAAGTTAAATCTGTAGATGGATTTGAAGCACCTCCAGCCCTTATTCCGTAAATTTGCGCCAAACCTGGACCTCCAGGTATTGCACCACTATTTTCACCAATTAAAAATTTTAAACCACCATAAATATTATTTGTACTCGTTGTATTATTATATATAGTAAAAGAATTGTTATCTTCCGCACTTGTAGAATAATTATTGGTATTAATAAAAGAAGATGTAATTAAACCACTTGTAGTTCCACCAGTTAAAGGTAAATAAGTCGAAGCTGCTACACTTGACCTTAAATAATTTGTAAGCATGGAAGAGGTATCGGAAATATTTAATTTAGTTGCAAATCTAGAAGTAAGATTTAATGAGGTTGTATCTGAATCACGGAAATAAGGCGTTAACATCGAAGCCGTGTCTGCCTTTCTTAAATAAGGTAATAGCATACTTGCAGTATCAGATATATTTACCTTTAAATTTATCCGATTACTTAATGACGTCGTATCAACTGTATTATTTATTACGACTGAATCAGTGTTTGTAAACTTCCAGCCGCCTTTGGTTTTAATGTAATTATAAAGAATATTATTTACCGTATCAAGGATAAAATAAGCGTTATTTAAACCGCTACTTTTTATTCCTACAGTGTCCAAAGCCCTTCCCCTATAAACCAATCCATCTCCCGTAGTCTGATAACCAAGTCTCTGTTTATTGCCTGTTGCTGGATACTGGGCATAAAGGGAAATAGATAGGAATAAAAAAAGAATTGAAGGCAATGTTTTTTTGCCCCCAATACTCTTAATCAAATTACTACCCACTTTCAATAAAACCTCCTGGATTAATATTTCACCGACGCGACCCAATGCCTTTAGGAAACGTCTTTCTTTTTTTGGTTTGTCAATCATAAAACTATTCCCATTGTGTTATAAATATCTAAGATTTGTTCTTCTTCGTCACCGTAACAAGTAGCCTCAGGGCAGCCGATTGCACTGGGAATAAACGCGGTTAAAGGTGTTGAATAATTGCAAAGCAAATCTTTAATCCTTTTTTTCTTTACATCTAATCTTTGTAATAAAGTATCTTGATAAAATTTTAAACCATCAACACCGACGTTTTGCCCATACTCGTTATCTAAGGTATATAATCCATTTGAACCAAGCTGCATGACCATGTAAGGCGATGCTTCATAAAGTACAGCATTAGCACAAAATGATTTTAATTGTTTGTCCCAAATGTCCTGGTAAGCCGTAGATGTAAACGATGTTGAATTTCCTTTATCTGCAACCATTGAATCATACAAGGTTATGCCAATGGCTGGGACAATCCAACGGAACTCCGCATCTTGTATATGTGGACTAATAAGCGTTTTATCAAGCCTTATATCTGCTGGCGTTGGACGTGCAACCCCTCCAGTTATTACTTCACTCGGTTGTATTAATTGGCTCATTTATTGGGGTTGTTTGTTCTATTTCTAAGGGCGCGTAACCCAATATTTCTCTTTTTTCATTTATTGAAAGGTTTTCTTCCACCTTAATTTCACCCATGAAAGACACGGGTAATGTGTTTGAAATACCAAACGAAACGTCTGTAAATGCTGGATTATAAAGCCCAATTTCTTTTAAAAAAGGGTTAATAATCTTTGATAGCATTAAGTTTTGACGAGGCTTAATTACCGTATTTTGCAAATATTCCATTTCCTGCCTTATCTGCTGATTGCTTCCAAGTTGCCCCGACGTTGCAAAGCCCGCTAAAGACTTGCTCCACCTGTTAGCAACCACAATGGCTGAGGCTGCAAGGTTTTGAAGGTTTAAAAATTCACCTTCATTTTCTTTTGATGTGGGTATAAAATTCGCCTTTAATTTTTCATCTCTAAGAACCTGAACAAATAATTTGTGATTATTTCCCATTCCTGTAAACTTTGCCTCAATACCTTCAACAAGGCTCTTTGCCTCCGCAGATGTCATTGACCCAAAGAATTGTAAAATACCTGAAGGCATAAAGCCATTTTCAAATTTACTTGTATTAAATCTTTGAATCCTGTATTCAATTTCAGCCCACATTTTTGCGCCAATCCACTCAGGTAAACCAAAGTAAAAATAACCCGCTGCGTATTGCTTAACGTGGATAATTGAACGCTCCGTCCCGTCTTCAAATTTCTTGAACTCAGGATAAATCGGTACTTCCCTAAATCCTTCCTTTTCGTAATATGTGCCCTCAGTCGTTAATGGTACTTCCTCCCAATTATCGTAAATGCCAACGGAACGTATTATCTGATCCGCTTCGGCTTTTCTTATGCCAATGTTATAAACAGGCACATGATAAATATAAGTAAATGGTTCATTGCCAACTTTGCCCCGTACAATTTCTGCAAAGCAATTTCCAAAAGCATCGTAATCAAAAGCCAATGAACCTAAAACCTCTTGTAAGTTTTGGGAATGTAGATTAACCTGCCCAATAACTTCTTCAATCTCATTTAAAGAATCGTCGGTTATTACCTCACCCCTCATTGATGTTGTGAGCAAGGTGTTAGATTTACCTTTCATTGGGATAAAGCCGTCACCTACAACCATGTTTACTTTGTCTTCAATGATTCTCCTAAGCGTTGGGGAATTGTTTACAATGGCAATAAGACTTTTAAGAAAGTCATCTTTCTGTGTAAAGAATCTAACCCATTTTGCGCCTGTAAAATCAAGTCTTTCGCGGGACGGTTCATTAAAAATATCTTCTGCCACTAACATAGTGTTAGAAGTATCCAAAGTAACCGAAGCCAATAAAGGACTATTATTTCTTTTTAAATTTCTATTAGCCCTGTTTGGCGTTGCTTGAATCCTCTTCTTTATTTGGCTCATAGGTTTTTTTCTCAGGCGTGAAAATGACGTGTTGGCTAACAGATGCGGGGTTGGTATTGTACCAACCCCTTAATTCTGCCTGTGTAAAATTTCCGATAGCCTTCTTTAGTATTCCCGCTTTTCCCGTTGGGTCATTACCAACGTAAATCATTAGCTTACTTTTTTCGCGAACTATCATAATTTATATTTTAATCAAGTGCAGCCATTACGGTCGCTCCATTAACGATAAACCTTGCTTTTTCTGTCGTTCTGCAAGTTAACGTCAATGTTTCTTGATTTGAATCAGTAAACAAAGCACCCGATAAACCTTCGGCACTTGTAAGCCTTACAGGTCTCTTTTTTGCTCCAATAACTTCAGCGCCCCAAATCCAATAAAGCCCTGTATTTTCAACGTGTACGCAAACCAATCCGCAAGCCTGCCCTGACATATCTTGAATTAAATTTCTTAATTCTTGGTCACGACAGTTTATAATACCTACCAAACTTTGCTCAACTGCCACCGACAAAGTGTCTGGGTCTTGAGTTACGGTTTCCGTAAACGCTCCCGAATTTTCCCTAAATTCAACCTCGTAAAATACGGCGGCTGAGGAAGTCATTGTTATTGCCGTCGTTGCTCCTGATGCATTGTTTGTAATACTTGTAACCTGATTTGCATTGGCAATGTAAAATTTACCAATACCACCAGCGCAAGTTCCATCCGTACATTGGTTAAGCCAACCGCTTGTTATACTACTCATATTTTTAGTTTAGTAGCCTAAGCTGATTAAAGAAGGGTGAATATAATTAACACCCATTTTAAAACGAGCCTTAATATATACCTTTTCGTCTTTCTGGTCGTACCAAAGTTCTAAAGCCGTTTCAGGGCTTAACACGTCTGTCGCAAGTACCTTGTTTTGTGGCGTTGTGTATTCCACATAATGAGGCTTTGTAGTTCCCAAAGATGTCGCAATATCATCCCAACGAAATTGTGGTATAACAGTTACGCCTCTAAAAGTAAATTGTTCAACTCCGTTTATTAACTGCAATAAACCGTAGTCACCGCCACCGCCGTTTTCAATATCTTCACGAAGTTGTGAATAAACGCTTTGCGTTACATTGAACACTTTTTGGTTAGCAGGTAAACCTTTCAATTGCAAAGGCGCCTGGTCATAAACGTCTCTAAGGATCGCGAATCCGTCACCAGACGCAAGATTTGTACCTGAACCCGTGTTTGCACGTGGTACTAAATCGTCCGCAACTAACTGAGGATAATAAACTGTCCAAAAACCGTCTAAAGAATCAAAGTTAGGATTATTGGAAGACTGGTCACCGAAGTAAGAAAGACGGGTAATATCATTTCTTATTGCCTGCTGAACACGGGTCAATAAAATATTTTCAATCAAAGTTCCAGAAATGTCTGGAAGCCTTGTACCTGTTTTTAATAACTCTTCGAAAACTGTGTCTTCAAATTCATCCCAGCACATTTCAAGATCCACCTTCATTTTTTCAACGTCGATGGTACGCTGATAAATGTCAACTGAACCAACGGGATTAAATCCACAACCAGAATATTTTCTAACAATATTCTCAAGTTGCTGAACGAAAACCATTTTCTTTTTATTCGCTACGTTTCCAAGTACACGGAATTGACCGCGTAAATCGTCATCAAAAAAGACTGGTTCTAAAAATATATTATTTGCCTCCGTACCTCTAAAGGATACGTCTAATTGGCTTATTTCAACTGATGCCATTTGTTTTTAATTTTAAAGATTTGGATAAGAAATTGTCGCCGAAGTGTTGGTCATAACCAATGAATCTTCTATAACAAATGAAAACTCTGTTTTTGCTCCCGCCGTGGTTGCCGTGCCAAATAAAACCTTCCAATCATTACCTTTTACTAAGGCTGAAGTATTTATTTGTAAAATTGCCGTTGGTGCTGAAGATTGCCAGTTAGAATAAACCTCGTTACCTGATTCGTCAATTACATTTACTTTGTAGAAATCCGATGCACTTGTTACACCTGTTAAAGGTGCAAAGTTCAAACGAACTCCAGCGCTTGATGTTCCATAAGTAAACGATACTGGAATCCTTGTCGTAAAGGTATCAATACCGTATAATTGCTCCGCGTTTATACCCTGAGCATTGGCATACGGGTTTGTGCGATTAAGACCTTTTTGACCTACATAAGTATTTGAATCAAGAAAGCCATTTACATTTGCTGTTGACATTATCTTTGTGAAATTTTAGATTGAACTAATGAAGCAAAAG